AAATAATGAGTATGTAATCTTTATTTCATTCTCAAATGCATCTTACATTGGTAACTATAACTCATAGTTTTGAGTAGGTCAACCCCTGTAACGCATTTTTTTGAGTTTTTATTTTAGGAGGTCATTATGTTATACGATAGATTTCGTGAAGCCTGTGAAAAGCGAGGCACTACAATAACACAAGTTCTGCGTGATATAGGGCGTGCAGAGGGAAATACAGGGAGCTGGAAAGCAGGAAAATCCCCGAAACTGGACATTGTTATGGAAATGGCTGAACACCTCAACATGACATTGGATGATTTTGTATATGGCGATAATCCACCTATCGCAAAACCATCAACGCAAAATAGTGAGTTATCCGATATGGAGCAGGAACTTCTTGAGGTTTTCTCCCACATACCGGCGGACAGACAGCAACTGTGTCTGGACTTCTTACGCACTCATATGGTCCAACCCGAAAAGTATGCCGACAAGATGAACGCGTAATCACTTTGGACTATGCCAGATACCGGCGTCTTAATAAACCGGAATAATTTCAGAAAGGACGGTGTGCTATGTCAAAAACTGACAATATCATAAAGCTGTATGAGCCATCATCCAAAGGCAATGACAGCGAGCGTGATGCTTACGTTCAGGAACTCCAACGTTTGCTCGCTTGCTATCAGCTTGCCAGTTCAGATGATAAAAATGTCGTTTGGGCAGTGCTGAACAAATATGCACCGCATATCGACACGATATAGCCCCAGGCATGGGGCTTTTCTTGTTGTATGGGAAAATCATTATGAGAAATAAATCATTGGCAGGAAGAGCCAATAACCGGGCAGAACGCCCTCGTAAGGTTGCTATTTACATTCGTGTATCTACAACCCATCAGATAGATAAGGATTCTCTGCCGATGCAGCGCAAGGACCTTATCGCATATTGTGAACTTATCCTCGGCATTGAGGATTACGAAATATTTGAGGATGCAGGGTACTCCGGGAAAAACACCGACCGGCCTGCATTTCAAGAAATGATGCAGAAAATACGTGCCGGCTCATTCTCCCATTTACTTGTCTGGAAGATAGACCGTATCTCTCGTAATCTTCTGGACTTTGCAGAAATGTACGAAGAGCTTCAATCCCTGCGAGTAACTTTTGTCAGCAAAAATGAGCAGTTCGATACTTCAAATGCTATGGGTGAAGCTATGCTCAAAATCATTTTAGTGTTTGCGGAACTCGAACGCAACATGACATCGGAGCGTGTTACTGCAACAATGATTTCAAGAGCTAACCAGGGATTGTGGAATGGCGGCAGGATTCCTTATGGATATTCCTACGATGCGGAAACTTCTGCGTTCTCCATCATCCAGGATGAAGCGGATGTGTGTCAGCTTATGAAAACAGATTATTTTGAGCATAAATCCATTATTCATACTGCCAGGTTACTGAACGATAAGAAAATTCCTACCCGGTCAGGTGCGCTCTGGTCCCCTACTGCGGTATGGAAAATACTGTCCAGTCCTTTTTACGCCGGTGTCTACCGGTACAACCATTACAAAGGAACTGAAAACAGAACTCTCAACCCGGAGGAAGAATGGGTGCTTGTCCCAGACCATCATCCTGCAATATTCACTTTGGAAGAACACGAAAAATTATGTGATATTCTTGATGCGAACAAAAGAACCGCCAATCTTCCAGGGCAAAAACACCGGGCAAAAAATGTGTATGTGTTCTCCGGCATCCTTTATTGCGGAAAATGTGGTAATAAACTGGTTTCCACTCCCGGCAGATTGCAGGCAGATAATTTCCGCACTACCACTTACTCATGCCCGAAAAAGAGGAAAACGCACGAGTGTGATAATCCATCTGTAAATGATTTGATTGTTGGAGAATTTGTTATAAATTATATTTTGAATATGCTCAACGCAAAAAGTTCTTTTTCCTCCATCAACTCCCCTGCGGAACTTGAAGAGCGTTTGCTTTATGGTGGCTCATTCAAGGACGTGCAGCATATCTCGGAAGATGGTCTGAATGAATTTTACAATCTTCTATCTCGGTACGGCTCGGATAGTTCCTATGTCTTTGCTGTAAAACACCCTCGCAAGAAAAAGGCTGCTGTCAATCCAGAAGTCGAAGCTCTCCGTAAGGATAAGGAAAAGCAGGAACGTGCCTTGAAGCGATTGCAGGATTTATACCTTTATTCCGAAAGAGCAATGACCGAAAAGGATTTCATCATACAGAAAAATGAAATATCCTCCAGGATTCAGGACATTAACACCCGGCTTGGTATGGTTACGCACGATGCCAATTCCACATTATCGGATGAGGATTTTGTGCGGCAAGCAAGCCATCTCCTCATTACGAAAAAACTCATTGGTCGGGATTATATTTATTATAAAGCCCTGGCACAGACCGTTTCGCCGGATGTCCTCAAAATATACATGGAAACTATTTTAGATTCTGTTTATGTGATTGATGGGCGTGTTTCCTCCATCGTGTTTAGAAATGGTCTTACTCATACTTTCATATACCAAAAATGATACCGGCATGAATGTCGGGAACAAAATAACCCAGAAGCCGCATAGCTCCTGGGTTTCATTTTATCCCATTATTCAATTATTTTTCAGATGTGGGATTCCTTACTTTTGTAAGAAAACGGTGTTATTCTATAAACATGGCATCCCCGAACCTTTAGGAATGTAGCCGAAATGTTACATTTGTCAGTATATCATATATATAGGAAGTAATCCAGTTCTTTTTTTCTGTACTATTCCTCATAAATAAATCCGTTGTCTGTAAGGTATATGTATCCGTATGGTTCCGCTATGCATCCATCCGTATCCAGTTTCCCATATACGGCACAAGCATAATATGAGCCGGCATGAACTATCCCGGTGCCATCTCCACATTTAATTACGAACCATCTGTATCCGCTGTTCCTCACAACCTCTTCGGCGAACGCTCTGTACTCCTCCTCTGATATTCCCTTTAAGGTGTCTTTGTCAACCTCAATGTATGCCATCAAGCTATCGCCTACTATTTTGGATTGCAACTCTGCATCAATCAGTGGATTCCCTGTTTCATTTTTCCCCGGTATGATAACGCTTTCCGGAACTTCCTGCGCACTTTCTTGAGTTTTTGAATCGCTTTCCTGGGTTTTGCATACATTTTCTTCGATTTTGATAACATTTTTTGTATTTTCCTGCGTGATTCCATATTTCTGCGCTATCATCTGTTTTCTTTTTTCGGCACTATTCTTGCTTATAGCAAAGGCGGCACATACAAGTACCGCCACAATTACAAGAACCGCCATTGCTCTTGCTTTCTTCATTCTCTCTGCTCCTTTTAAGCTAATATTTTGTAATTTTGGATATGTGATACCCGGAACAAACACGTTTTGCATACTCCATAATCATCTGTCAAGAAGTAATAGTTCTTCGGCAAATACAGGTTCGGGTCGTTCCGATATCGTTCATCTCCCGATTTTCTTAAATATCCCTCGTATTCTGCTCCGTCGAATAGTCTGACCTTTATTCTTCGTCCCAGGTTTTCTTCCAGTGCCTTTCTATTCATCCTGTGCCTCCTGTATTTTACAGAACACTTGCGGCAGCAATATTTCTTTCCTGGAATATCCGTCTGAAATATCTTCCTGCAATACAAGCACTTTCTTTCCTCCATCTTCTAGCCTCCACTCATATCGAATAGGTCAAATAACGTAAGCTGTCCGGTAGGCAGTACCTTTTCTTTGGGAATCTCTTTCAGGTATTCCTCAATCTGTTTGCGACAATATTTAAAACTGTCCTGGTATCTTTCCGGGCGTTCGTGCCGCCTCATTCCGACATAATCATTCCCATTGATAAAACTCTGCAATCCTGTAATATATCCCATGACCGCACCGATATGGCACTGTTCTTTTTGCCTTTCGTTCAACTTCCCAAGATTCTGCATGATAAAAATATAATTTTCATCTGCCTTATAAACCAAGAGAGAGCTTTTAGCATTTTCCCTGATTTCATCCATCCTCGCCATATAATAATTGTCTACCTGCGGCGGTGTTTCTCTGAAATATTCTTTCGGGTAGTCCTTTTCTTCCAACTCCTCCTGGCACTTCCGCTTGTCATATATGATATGGTTCCGCACAATGTTCATGTTGAAGCCATCTTCATATAATGGGTCGCTGCCTCCATGCGTGTTGAGATATTCCCATCTTTGAAAATCTTTCTGCAAATTTTCCTGCAATTCCTCTGCTCTCGTCCTTTTCTTCGCCATTCTGCGCCTCTTTTCTATCCCCTCCCCGGCATCCATGGGTGCCGGGATGAGAAGATTGATAGATTTCTATGCAATGGTACAAGCCGGAGCGCATCGACAAGCCCAGTACGCGTGGTAGTGGTTGACGCCACCATCGGAAGACACATACCACGTATTGTACGAGTGGCCCCGATTAGCCGAGCGGGTCCAGTGTCGGCA